CATGGTGGCCCGCGCTTCCTCGAACTCAGCCACCGGATACGACGGATTAGCGATGGAATCGAACTGAATCAGAGCGATGTCGTCATTCTCCCGCAGCGTCATCTCAGCGCCGCGTTCGTCGGTGATGCGGTAGGTGGGCTCGACTTCTGCAAGTGGATCAAGAAAGGTGGATTTCACCCAATCCAGTGCGTAGAGCGTTGTAGTGATGATCGCCCGTCCCTGATTCAATGCCAGCCGTCGCTTGATGGCGCGCCAGGCTTGCACGTCGAAACGCAGCTGCCCAGCTTCGTCTAGCCAAGCCGCTTTCGCTGTTGCTGCTTCCAAGCCACCCTCCGATTCCGCCGAACGCAAGATGATTCTGGCCCACATAGCGTCCTTGCTGGTGTTTGCGTAGAACTTGCCGCCAGGCTTGGCGTCCTCGCAAATCTCAATGACCCTATCGCCACCCCAATACTTGCCTATACCGAAGATGTCCACAAACACTTTGAGCATAGCAGGGAGGAGCTTCAGTTTGAACAAATCATACGAGCTTGTTGCTGCGATATAGTCTCCCCGTCCGCATCGCTCAATCTCACGCTTTAACCACCATGGTCCAAAAGCCGACTTTCCAGACTGAGTTCCAGCGATCATAGCCACCCACCGCTGAGTAGCTTCCCATGCCCACCGTTGCCCAATATGGAATGAAACCGGAGACACTTCATCCGGCCCAACAAGAGATTCATACCACTTCGCCTCCGGACTCATCTCGTCCAGAATCTTGTCGATCTCGACGCTCTCTTGCGGCGTCAAGAATGGAACCAAGCCGGTCAATTCGCTGCTCATCGGTAGAGCTATCATATTCCTTCGTTCCTGTCGGGTCTGTGGGGGCGATCTTGGTCGGAGCATCGAGGCCCAGCAATTCAGCCCGACGCTTCATAATCCGTAAGTTGCGGTCAATCGCTCCGAGATTGCCGTGCCTGACATCGTTCGCAATCGCCAGTGTCATAGTGTCGAGGCGTTCTAATTCGAGTTTGCGCACCTCGTCGGCGGGTTCCTGTAGCGTCTTCTTGAGTGCAGACTTGACACCGGCAAATGCGGCCTGCTTGCTACGGTATCCAACTTTGCCGGCAATCGCATCGTATGATACGCCAGACTTGCGCAACTCTAGTGCCTTGAGTTGTTTATCATGTACGTTCACTTCACGTTGCTGATTACCCATCGTAAATGCCCTTGGTCAAAATCTCCGTCGTGTCGACATCATACTGTCGTTCCCAGATGTCAAGCATCACTCACCAACTCAGGAGAAAGCCCCATGCCGGCCAATCTCTCCAATGTCACCGCGACGAAAACAACGGCAGGTAATGAGATAGAATCAGCGTAAATACTTCCGCAGGTCGTGCTTGAGATAATAGTTGCAACCAAGCGATTCCAACAACTCCCTAACATCGTAGGCGAAACGTGACCAATCGATTCGCTTGGCCTGCGGATGATAGTTGAGTATCCCGACCTTGAATTCATCCACCACATCTTTGGTCTGTCGTATAATCTCGAACACAGTATCAGGGCTGAGTACCGGCTCCAGGCTAACCCAAGTTGGAATACCAGCCTCATGGAACCTGGCCAAGCTATTGATTCTATCATCTGGCATGGCCGCTCTTGGTTCCCACTGCTTCGATTCTGCATCATCCAACGTAGTGAGCGTAACCGCGAACGCATCTCGCGGAGTGAACAAATCAATATCTCGCAAAGCCCTGCTGCCGCCCTTGGTAAGCGTGCAAATATTAAGCCCCGCCTCATGGCATATCTGTATAGCTTGACGGGTAAACTGATACTCTTCGTCAATATGCTGATAGGGGTCGCAGGAGAAACAGAACAGAATTTGACGATGCTCCCCTTTCGCCGCGAACCATGCCGCATCGTTCCTGAGCTTACGAATGATGTCCTTGCGAGGCTTGGCACCGGTATGATACGCCTGCCGATCTCGCTGAAGAACCTGTGGAGCGTAGCAATACACACAGCCATGATCGCAACCGGTGTACAAGTTGCAAGCCAGTTCCCGATATTCCCTTGCTCTGCCCTTTGTTTCGTAAATAACATTGTGACATCTCTTTGGTTTAACGACGTTTCCTGTTTGAACTTCTGCAAATAAGCTCAATTGACCTTCCATCGTATATCCCCCTTCTACTTGTGATATAGTTCACTACCTACAGATATATTATATCACAGAACTGCTTGCTTGTCAAGAGATATACGATATATTGCTTCAAAAATCAAAGCGCTGTCGGCTTAATATCAAACGCTTCGGCATACCTATCTAATATCACGGCGCAGTTTTCAAGAATAATCTCAGAACCACAATACCTACGTTTCAGATTTTCACATGCTATCAACGCCGTGCCAGTTCCTGCGAATGGGTCACCAATGCAATCATTGGCCTCGCTATACAACGAAATAATGTAATCCAAAAGAGCATACGGCTTCTGCCGTCGCTCGTGATCTTGCCCCCCCAGTGAATCCTGAATTGCCACAACCTGAGTGGGGAAGTCATAATGAGCCACGTCCGCTCGATCTAATGCCGCTAATCCTTGCCCCTCATGCCAATTGCGTTTTTGCCCAAAAGCGAAAACTATCGCGCAGCCACTCATGGGTTTATAGCCCTTACCAGCAAAACGAGCCATGCCAGAGTCCCAAATCCACCAATGGCATAAGTCATGCCGTGCTGCCAGTGGCATACAATTAGCCAATCCCATCAAAATAGCAGTGTCCCATTTCACCCAAGACAAAGCCATATCCTGTTGCGCTACAGACCAATCAAATGGAGGGTCATAAATAGCAATTTTGCAATCTATATTAGCGCTGGCAGCATCGCCACAAAACAAAGTATGTTTAATACTGCCTTCGCGAGAAACCATCTCCCACAGGTCGCCACGTTTTACGCCCCACTTCTCTTGAAGTTCTTGCGCCCGGTCCATGTCGGCCCCGGGGTCTTCGGCCTTGTCCGGCTCCCAGCCGAAGTCTTCCAGTTCGATGTCGGTGAACAGCCCGTCGAGGTCTACGCCTGCTTCGAGGTCAGCCAGGATGACATCGGGATTCCAGTCAGCCAGCTCTGCGGTGCGATTGTCGAAATATTTAAGCCGAGTCTTTTGAGCATCCGTCAGCCCTGTCCGGCGCACCGCAACAATGGTCTCCCCGTCGGCTTCGACGATCTGGAGGTTCTCAATCCCCGCTTCCGCCGCCGCTTCGATGGTGGCGTTACCCGCCAGGATGTTCCCGTCTTCGTCAATGACAATAGACCGGGCCGCGCCGACTTCATGCAAGGCGTTGACGATCATCCCCACGTTGCGCGGATTATGCGCCTTGGCGTTCTGTGCATCTGGTGTCAAGTCGCTAATTTTGCTCATTCGACCTCGACAATTCATCATAATTTCGGACACAAAAAGAAGCGATCTACCGCCACCATGGCAGTTCGTTACCCCCGGTTTACGGTAGACCGCGCTTCCAGTTCGCCCGTCTCAGCGTTACGCTGTCGTTCCCGGATGTCAACCATCACTCACCAACTCCGGGGAGAGTCCCATGCTCGCCAATCTCTCCAAGCTCACCGCAACGTACTTGCACTTATTCTGTAGTTGTGCTATAATGTATCCATGAGTGCATACAATCAGGTCGCCAAAACGTGCCTTATCTGTGGCACATCGTACAAGGTGAAAAAGTACCGAGAGGCAACAAGCCATTACTGCTCCAAAACATGCTGGGCGCAGCGACACCCACCCGACACCAAAACATGCCCCACTTGCAAGCATACGTTCACCAGCTACCAGCGTAAACAAGTCTATTGCTCTTCCTCGTGTGCTGGCAAAAGCAGAACCGGCCCCCAGGCCAATGCGTGGAAAAACGGCGAATCGCTCAAGCGTCCACGAGCAAAGTTGGCACACCAACTCAAAGAATGGCGCAAGCAGATTTTTGAACGTGACAATTATACATGCCAGAACTGCGGTGCGGCCACCTGCCGACTCCATGCCCACCACATCCAGTCGTGGGCTAACAATCCCACCCTGAGATTTGATATATCGAATGGCACAACGCTCTGCATGGATTGTCACGGCAATCAACACGACAAAGATTTTAGCAATCGCCATACCAAGATATGCCCAGTATGCGGCATCACAACACAAGGTCGTGGACAACAAGGGCTGTGCCGCTCCTGTTCTATTAGCCTTTGGCACCTCAATCAAGGTCATTCTGTTCACCGTCCACCAAATGAGGTTCAAGCCCTAACCCAGTTAGCCTCTCAAGAGTTACGCTGATATACCGCTCGCATATTTCCATGCCATAGCCAATGCGACCCGTCTGCTCCGCTGCGACGATGGTGGTGCCGCCTCCCGTGAATGGGTCCAGTACCAAGCCGCCGCCATCGCAGTGCATCTTAATCGCCCTGGTTGGTAACTCTACTGGAAACAGTGCCGGGTGGTCCTTGTTCGCCTGGACCGTGTTCATTCTCCACACCCCGGAATAGCCCCACTCCCTGCGTTCTTTCCTGTGCAGTCGCCTCACAAATCT